CACACACTAAAAAACGTCGACCAGTGCAAGAATGTTCTTCTTTGCACGTGCGTATTTATATACTGATCATGTACTTTTTTGATCCCCGTTTTAGCTCCTTTGGAGCGAATGATGTCCGTCACTTAATGGTGACTGATTGGACTACAACCCCCTAAACGAAGTTTGAAGGACTTGTCCAGGGAAACACCTGGGACCCTTGTCTCGATCTTTTGAGACAACTGTTTTATACTAGATCAGCTTTTGCTGGTCGATCACTTGTTCTTTTAAGTGATTCTGCACGCTTTGACATGCGTTCTCGTTTATTGAATCTGATTTTCAAAAGATTCTTTTGAGTAAAATGTTGAAACCTCCGGTATGTTGCATCAGCAATTTTATTGAACCCGAAATGTGGTTGGAGCTCTGGGTATATTAATAAACCCCCAACTTACATATTATCGGTAGATAGAACCTGATTTTTCATATCTCTCATTTTGATTTCCGGCAAGAGTGATAGTTGTTTTTGCGAAATGAGAGCTAGGATGATGTTCGGGAAATAAAGCTTGAAAGCCCTTACATTTAGTAAATAGACTGACGAAACTAGGTCTTCGTTAAGTTTTAATATCACACATCATGGACCGGGAAAGCCTAAATAGCTCAGCGGCCCAAATAGCGTTAATATAATTTACTAAGAGCACCCAAGACCAACCGGGCACTTTGTGCCCGACCTATAAAGATGTCGTTTTAAACGCCCATGGAGTACTTGAGGAGGAGATATACCAAATTGAAGATGTTGAAGAGACTTATTTGGTTGGAAATTGCGAATTACATGGTTCGGTTATAGCCGACCATCATGATCTCGCGACTGTGTTTGAAAACCATTGGCCAAAAATGAAATATGATAATTGTTCATTTGCGGTCCATGATAATATTTGCCATTGTGGCTTCTTTACAGTTGCTGCTCCACTACGGTTAAATAGGAGGTACGGATTTGGTTCTGCAGTGACCCACGTAACGACTTTAGTTGAAGGAGATTTTGAATCAACTAGAGAGGGTCTTAATTTCGACTATCTCGTTAATGATATAGGCGATTGCGGCAGTGAATGGATTGAGAATCCTAAAGCAGCTGCACGTCAAGATCGGAGAAAGCTGAGACATGCCAGTCGTGTTAAAGATGTTAACGTCAAGGTCAAGAAGAGACATAAACTTTTTGGGATGAAGCCCAATGCTGGTGATATCACTCCCGAGGACGCTGAAGAACACATTAATAGTGTTATTTCTGCGCTTGTTAAGAGTTTCATTGCATACAAATCTCAGAATTCATGTATTGTTTTCATGATGTTTCTGGATTTTATCCGCGAACATATCCCTAGTCAAGCTTATGGCATGTTTGCTCAGTGTGCTTTGGATTGGAGCGAAAAATTCAAGGATGCCACACTTGAGCAGGTGGTGGATAAAGCCAAGTTATGTATGAGCAATTGGAAGCTCTTTGAGACCGGTGATTTATTCCCTATCTTCAAAGAACTGCTCACTTTGTGCAGCGTTCTTGTTTTGACACCATCCGAATTTCTCCCAAGATTGATGGAGAAGCGAGGGGCTTTCTTTTCGTATCTTGACTCGATTAGGGAGAATTCGACAGATGTTGTTTCATGGATTATGAAGACTGTCGCTGCCATTTTGGAAAGTGTCAAGAAATATAAAGATACTGGAGATGTTGTCAGTGCTTTTTGTATAGTCACCCCTTACCAGCAAATGTGTTCTACGTTTGATGCCGCTATGCGAGTTTACACCGAGGTCTACAATGGTATATCCCGCCGCAACGATGTCGGTGAATATTTTGACAAAGCTGTTGCGGATCTTGAACTTTTAATGCCGAGCTTGAATATGTCTGGTGCTTCCAGGTGTTCCACCTATGTCAGTAGACTTAAGGTCTGTAAACAGAAGCTTTTGGCTAAAATTGCGGGTAAGGACGACAACATCCAAGGATTTGCTTTGACATTGACTGGTTCTACTGGTTGTGGCAAAACTCATCTTGCGGATGCATTGATTCCTTTGTTGCTCAAGATAAATGGTTTTCCGAGTGCTAAGAGGCATATTGTTACTCCAAACCTTGCTGCTAAGCACTGGGATAATGTTTCCAATGACACTTTTGGAATGCGTTTTGATGATCCTGATTTTCTCAAACCTGAGTTTATGGACACAACCAATCATTATATTACTAAAATTGGTCGTGTGTTGAACAATGCTGCTTATTTCTTTGAAATGGCGGACATAGATGAGAAAGGTGTCATTCTTTGCCAGGTCCTTGTGGCCATATTGACTTCAAATTCTACTGAATACGGTGTTGATTATTTGGCGCGCGAACCTAGTGCGATACATAGAAGAATTCAGTACCATGTTGACATGAAAGTTAGGCCTGAGTTTTGTAAGGTTAATTCTAATGGCACTGCCAGTACTATTATTGAACCTGACAAGGTTAAAGCCGTTTTTGGAGATGATGTTTTTCCTGACATATACATTTTTAATGTATTCGAATGTCAAGTGTTACCTTCTGCAGGCACTAAACGCAAGGTTTCATTTGACCACCCAGCCGGAATCCACCAAGAAGACAAGTACTGTTTCGCCCATGTGGGTTGGAACAGGCGTTGTCTAGATGGTGGTATGGAAGAGATTAGATTGCAAGATGTTGGGATTAAGACTTTTCTTTCTTTTCTCATTGACAGATCTGATAAGTGGTTTGCGTCGCAAAAAGAACTTCTTTTGAAGAAGGAAAAATTAGATGATATCCCAATTTGCGAAGAGTGTTCTATGCCTGAAGAAAATTGCGAATGTTACGAAGAGGCAATTTTTGGCAGTGATGACGATAGTGATGGAGTCTTGGAGGAAGATTATGTTCCCCCCGAGCCCGATGTTTCTGATGAAACCCTCGAAGATTTGCCTCATGGCCGTGTTCCGTCCGATAAGGCGTCTAGTGGCCCATATAGGTGTGGATGTTGCTTGCGTGGATATGAGCCCGGCGGTCTTTGGATTTATAAAGATGCATGTTCTGAATCCAAAGGCGTTTGTAGGCTCTGTCTCGCAACTACGCGTTTGGTGTGCACTCTGTGTCACCGCAAAACACACCAAGATGTTGGGATGAAAAGAAATCCTA